CCTGAAGCACGCTGCCGTCAGCCAGGCTGACCAGCACGGGCGGGAGGTTGGCGCCTGCCGGCTGCCAGTAGCGCCACGAAGCACGCTTGAAGATGTCGCCGGCATCAGGAGCCGGGCGCTGCTGGTAGAGCGAGGCCCAGTCCCGGCTGCCCACAGTTTTCTCGACGGCACGCAGCTTGTCCACGCCCCACCGGGTTGCCCACAGCGCGTCCCCCGGCCGGCGCTGGTCGTAATGCGCCACCGGCTCCTCGGCGATGGCCGGCAGGGTCACGACTTCCCACTGGTCGGCTTCTGGGTCAGTTTCGGCAAGCCTCAGCAGCCGGCCGGCCAGATCCATCTCGTGCCAGCGGGTGACCGTCAGCAGCACCTGGCCGTCAGGGGTCAGGCGGGTGTAGAGCGTCGAGGTGTACCAGTCGAAGATCGCCGCCTGATAAGTCGGCGAGTTGGCTTCCTTGCGGTTCTTGACCGGGTCGTCAACGATGGCCACGTGCGCGCCCATGCCCGTAACCGCCCCGCCGACGCCGACGCCAATGTAGTAGCCAGCACGGCCCACGACCTCGAACATATCCGAGTTGCGCAGCCACGTGCCCTGTGCATCGGCGCGCACGTTCTTCCCGGACAGTTGCGTGCCGGAGAAGAGTTTGCGGTAAGGTTCGCTGTCGATGATGCGTTGCACGTCTCGATTCATCCGTCGGGCCAGGTCCGCCCCGTAGCTGGCGGCAATGATGGTCAGGTCTGGGTTGTGACCCAACATGAAGGCCGGTAGCCGCCTGCTCACTAACTCAGATTTGCCCGTCCGCGGCGGCTGAAAAATCATCAGTCGCTTGATGTCGCCGGCGGCAAACCGGTCCAGGTAGCCACACACCAACTGATGATGCCAGTTGACCTGGTAGCCCGGCATCGTGTAGGTCGTAAACGGCAGCAGACTGGCGCGCGCTTGACGTTCGGTGTCAGTTGTTTCCGTTTCCTTCAAGTGCTTCGAGAAGACGAATGGCCTTGTCCGTGACGACGCCGTGCAAGACCGCCAGTTCACTTGCACCTTGCTGAGATAGCCATTTCTTGTCACGGAAGTGCTCCACCTGCACACGCAGCGTCACCAGGTTTTCGTGCAGGTATGCCAGCAACAGTTCGCCAATGTCGCTGCTTTTTTGCGGATCAACCGGCCGGAATTCCCGGCTGTTGCGGCGCCAGGACTTGACGGTGCCTGCCGGAATCTGATACCGGGTCGCGACTTCACTGACGCTTTGCCCGGTCAGCAGCGCCGCCATCACCTGCGCCTTGATTTCGTCGCTGTATTCGCGGCGTTTCACCCTACAACGTCCCTTCACGTCGCAAAGTGATCTCTTCCAACTGATCAAATCGTTGCCGAAAATCGCTCACAGCGTCAGCCAGCTCGGAGATTCAGCGCTCAAGTTCCACCACCCTGACTGCCAGCGCGTGCAGGTCGGCCCCGGGCGTCGGCTCCCACGGCGTGTAGCGGATGTACG